ACAACTATAGATGGTATTTGGGGACCTAAAACAACAGCTGCGGTTATAAGATATCAGTCACTAAATAACTTAGTAGCTGATGGAATTGTAGGTCCACAAACTTTAGAAGTTATGGGTATTCTAGATACTGATAATAAAAGTCATACTATAACTACAGAAGATGGTTTAGTTATTGAAAAATACTTTTTGCCTAATGGAGAATACATAAAGAAAGATCATAAGATCTTGAATGACTATTTATTTCTACATCACACTGCGGGTGGAGCAAATCCTTATAGATGTATAGATCATTGGGGCAGAGATTCTAGAGGTAGAGTAGCTACTGAGTTTGTGTTAGGTGGACAGGATATTAGAAACGGTAATGATACTTATGATGGTACGTTATTACAAGCTTTTCCAGAAGGATGTCAGGGCTGGCATTTAGGAGGTACTAATTCTTACTATATGAATAGACACTCAGTAGGTGTAGAAATTTGTTCTTTTGGTTGTTTAAGTGGTGACCATAGAAGTTATACTGGTGTAAAAGCAGCACCAGATCAGGTTTCAGTTCTAGATGAACCATTCAGAAGAAAAAAGTATTGGCACAAATATTCAGACAAACAGATTAAAGTTTTAGAAGGTCTAATCTTATATATTGCTAGTAGAGATAATATAGACATAAGAGAAGGATTAATCAAATGGATTAAAGATGAAGGTCCTATCAAAGCTTTTGAATTTAAAGAAGATGCTTGTGCTGGTAAAGTAAAAGGTCTATTAACGCATACTAATGTTAGAAAAACTAAAATGGATTGTTTTCCACAACAAGAGTTAATAGACATGTTATTAAGTCTATAAACCAACAAATTATGGCTAAAGCAAATTTAGTACAAAAAAAAGTGAGAATGGGTTACAGAGATATTATACAATATCAATTAATTACTCACTGTTTTATGAATGACATTCAGCTCAGTAATAATGAGCTGAATTGTCTGACTTTATTGGGAGCTTATAATAATCATGAGCTTGCTGAATTTTGTAACTCTGCAGTTGATGAAAAAATATTTAAAACTGCACAAACTGTAAGAAACTTTCTTACTAAAGCTTGTAAATTAAATCTAGTTATTAAAGAAGGGACAAACAAAAAAATGATCCAACTTAATCAAGATTTAAAAATACAAACGCAAGGTAACATAGTCCTTGATTATAAAATGTTCTATGTTACCCAAGAATAGTAAACATTATATAATACCTACTGCTTCTGACTTAGATTTAAATAGTCAGTTAGTAGAAGATGTTGTATCTTTTTATTACTCTTCATTGAGAAAAGCTTTAAGTGATTTTTCTTCTCATAATATACAAGTAGAAAAGTTAGGAACATTTGCTGTAAAAAAACAGAAAGTTCCTGGTTTAATTACAAAGTATAAAAAACATCTGAACATACTAAAAACAGAAACTTTTAATCAGATGGCAATAAAGAAAGAAGTTGAGAAAAAACTTAAACAAGTATTAGAACTACAAGAAAAACTTGATGAGGAAAAACAAAGAAGAAAAGAATTTTTAAAAAGAAAATATGGGGAATAAAATAATAGCTATTTGGAAAGAAAGAAAGAAAATTTTTGAAGGTATGAAAAATGCCTTGATCTATGATGAATATGTAGAAGAAGTTGCAGCTGAAAGATTAAAAGCTTGCAAAGCATGTAAACACTATGATGGTAAGTGTGCAATGCCTAAAACCGGACCGTGTTGTGATCTTTGTGGTTGTAGCTTAAAGTTTAAAACAAGATCTTTATCATCATATTGTCCTGATGAGCAGTGGATAGCTTTGCTAACAGAAGAGCAAGAGGATGAATTGGATGAAAGATTTGATAAAGAAGAAGAAGAATAATTATGGAATTACAATTTAAAGCTGATACTCACAAATACCAATCTATTGATAATCCAGATAAAAACTGGCTAAGCGTTACAAGCGTAATTAGTTTGTTTAAACCAAAGTTTGATAAAGAAACACAAGCACAGAAATCATCTAAAAACAAAAAGTCTAAATGGTATGGTAAAACACCAGAAGAAATTATAGCAGCATGGGACGGTGAATCAGACCGTGCTTTAAAACTTGGAAGCTGGTACCATGACCAACGTGAGCAAGAATTAATAGCTTGTCAAACATTACAACGTAATGGTATAGATTTACCAATCTTTAGACCTATTGAACAAGACGGTATTAAGTTATCTCCTGATCAAACCTTAGTGTCTGGTATATATCCAGAACACTTAGTATATCTAAAGTCTGCTGGAATTTGTGGACAAGCAGATAGAATAGAAGTAGTGGGTAATGAAGTGCATGTGTATGATTATAAAACAAATAAAGAGATCAAAACACAGGGTTATAAAAGTTGGGATGGTAAAGTAGATAAACTTAGCAACCCTCTTGCACATGTAGATAATTGCAACCTTATGCACTATGCATTGCAGTTATCCATATACATGTATATAATTCTAAAACATAATCATACTTTAAAACCAGGCAAGTTAGAAATACATCATATTGTGTTTGAAAAAGAAGGTGAAGATGAAAATGGATATCCAATCATAGCAACTGATGCAGCGGGTGACCCGTTAGTTAAAGAAGTAGTTCCTTATGAAGTTCCTTATATGAAAAAAGAAGTGAACCAAATCATTAAGTATCTTAAAACACACCCTGAAGTTTATGATTAAATTATTAGACATAGAGAATAATACAGTGATACCTACAGTTCATTGTAAAACAATCAAATGGTTAAAAGTTATAGAAGAGCATTTTCCAGATGATTACATAACTATTTACGCATATATTTTTTATATGTCATGTCCTAGTCAGGAGAATCCTTACTTTAATGTACCAGTGGATGACAGAGAAGAGTTAGTATTAGAAGATTTAGAAGTAAACTTTTCTACAGAAAATGAGCTAATACTAGAAGCAGTAAAGAAAGCCACACTCATGTATGAGACACCTACTGTTAGAGCATATCAAGGAATTACTACAATGTTAGATAATCTTACTGAATACATGTCTACAACAGCTGTAACAGCAGGTAGAGATGGTAATATAAATTCACTATTACGTATTGCTAAAGAGTTTGATGCAATTAGACAATCTTATAAAGGAATTGCTAAAGATTTAGAAGCTGAACAACAAGCGCATGTAAGAGGAGGGCAGAACTTAGGATATGATCAAATGTAGTTATGGAGTTTCTAGATTTTTATAAAAAGATACCTACCTATGATAATGGTAATTGGACAGAAACTGAGTTTACTGATTTAGAAATATTTAGGGACTTTGTAAAATCTACATTTAAAGAACCAGGTAAATATGAGTTTGATGAAACTTCTAAACTGTTTAATGAACAAGCTAGAAACTTTAGAGATCAAGGAGATGTTTATTGTTTGTCTGCATTTAGAAGCAAAGATTTTATAAATTATTGGGATACTGAAAAACAGAAGAGCACCCAAGGAGTTATATTTAAAAACAATAATAAAGTTTGGTATTTACCAAGAGACTATTACTTCTGGATAAACTTTCTACCTATTTATGATAAGATAAAAAAGAAGTTTGATTTCCCACAGGTTTGGGATGTCCAGCTGCACATGTCACTATATGAAGAATTAGCTGAGTTACATTATAAACATAGTTCTATACTAAAGAAAAGACAGATAGCATCATCTTATTTTCACATGGGTAAATTTATTAACCGGATCTGGTTTGATGAAGGAGCTATTTTAAAAATAGGTGCTTCACTAAAAGATTATATTAATCTTAATGGTTCATGGAAGTTTTTAGATGAGTACAAAACTTTTTTAAACTCATCTACTGCATGGTATAGACCTATGAATCCAGGTAAGGTTTTAACTTGGCAACAAAAAATAGAGGTTACGCAAAATGGTAGAAAGAAAGAAGTAGGTCTAAAAGGTATGATGCAAGGTATGTCTTTTGAACAGTCTGCAACAAAAGGTGTAGGGGGACCATGTACTTTATTTTTCTATGAAGAAGCTGGTATTGCACCTACTATGGATGAAACATTTCAATATATACGTCCAGCAATGCAAGCTGGAGACATAACTACTGGAATGTTTATAGCAGCAGGATCTGTTGGTGACTTAAAAGATTGTGAACCATTAAAAGAGTTTACATTGTATCCAGATGAAAACAGCATATATTCAGTAGACACAAACTTAATAGATGACACGGGACTAGAAGGTAAATCAGGATTGTTTATCCCAGAACAATGGGGTATGCCGCCATATATAGATAATCATGGTAATTCTATGGTTAAAGAAGCATTAGAATCTTTAGAAGAGAAGTTTGCTACATGGAAGAAAGAACTAAGACCTGAACTGTATCAACTGCGTATATCACAGCATCCAAGAAATATTAAAGAAGCTTTAGCATTTAGAGAGGAGTCTGTTTTTCCATTGAATCTTGTTGAAGATCAGAAAAGACAAATAGAAGAGAAGTATTATCCTTAT